TCTTTTAATTCTGTCTCAACCGGCTGAGGCTTAAAATAGCCTTTTATTTTCATTGGGTTCCAGTATGTCGGGTCTGGATCTTCGTCCCAAACTGCGTCATAGTCATGATTATCCGTCCTTATGAAAACTGTAACTTCAGCTCCTGAAACGTTTATCATTTCTCTAGCTTTCGACCTAGCCAATTTAATATCAGCTGATTCATAGTCATGAATCGCAATTGGGGTATGTCGAAGTTCAGACTCAGACCTGTAACTAGTCAGAATCGTATCCCATATGTCAGCGTCAACCTGACCTGTATCGACCGCAAAGTTGTGAATAGGCATATCTTATTTTTGCATAATAATAATATAGATAATATGCAGAAATCCTAAAATCAACAATCAGCCCATGGCGGTATCGGTGGTAAAATTCCCTGCCCTGGAGGGAATTCACCCTCTTCCTTGTAAGGATCTGGTTCAGGCTCTGGTATCGTATCAAAATCTGGCGAAGGACAATACCCCATACCAGTTGTATTGCAATAGTCGAACTCTTCAGATTCTTGTTCTGTATCTTTAGCCAGTTCTTTAAGCCTTTGGTACCAATCCTCATAACTACCACAAGGACAACCCGCTTCTAATGATGGAAACACCAGCCATTTCTGGCGCATATTGCCTCTGCCGAAATTGATGCCTAGTTTTAAATATGTTCCCTCTATTTCATCCAATATAACATCTACATCTACCATTGGATTTTTGCAATACTCACACTTAGCCATATAGCTTGATAGGGTATTCGATGAAAGCGATGACATTGGCTCACAACCCGGTATAAATACCTTATTGTTAGCCTGCACTTCAAGCTGCAAACTTATATTGATCTTATTATCATACGAAAATAAATCCACCATTAGTATAACCACCCGCCCATCGGTTCGCCCAGATTTATAGCTGTTTCAATTATTTCAGCCTTCATTTTTTCGCCTTCTTGCACCAGATCCGCGCCATCATAGTTTATCGACCCTCCATCTGGTGTTGGCATGCCAGTCACTTTTCTTCTAGAATGACCTAGCACACACTTAGCTTCAGCAAGCAACATATCATAACATACTTTGCGAGCTTGTGGGCTTCTGAAATGGTCGATTACGGGAATATAAAGCACTACCACAGGAAACGCACCTTTAGGTGTTGGATACAATCTAATTAGCTGATCCTTAGCGCTCAAAGAATCGCCTTCCACTGTGCTCGTGCCTTCATTGATCACTTCCCAGTGGCCTTCAGTGCCTAATATTTTTTGCGAAAATTTTCTGTAGGACTGCAGCAAATGATAATCTAGAAGTATATTCTGGATGCCGGAAATATTGCCTATATTAAATAAAAACGACTCAGCGCCGAACACGTCATCAATTCTTGAGGTTACTGGGTCCCAATTAACTTCTTGCACCCAATATGCATCTTCGGGCAGAGGATATGTTGACTGAAGAGGGCTGGTATAAAACAATCCTAGTTTTTGTTCTCTTGGAAAGTATCCCGCTATAAAATCCCCAGCTACCCGCCAGATTGTCTCCCATTGGTCTTCAGTTATCTCTACTTCTACTACCGGATGACCCAACTGGGTCAACACGTATTTCTTCATAGGCTCGCTACGAAGCTTAAGTATCGATGGAAGGTCTGCTGGTGCGAGTATTGCCATTTTCTTTTTTCAATTCAGTTAGTAATCCTGGTAAGTCATGTATTACTAATTCTGGCTTTGCTTTGCGTAACAGCTCTAAGGTTTGTATAGGAGTCAATTCGACTCCTCGCTCTGCCACCATGTTTCTGATATGCTGCAAATCCTCTTTAGCCATAATCATGGGAAATGATATCCTCGATCGCCATAAAGAACACCGGCTAGTTCTAATCTGAACACCGTATAATTAATCCCAGAAGGTAAATCGGAAGTAAATTGACCTTCAATCAATGTCTTTAAACTCGACACTAATGTTTCCAATTCAGTCTTCGGGTTAGCTAGCCATGGCTCATTGCTTGGACCTGAATACTGGTATCCACCAGAAAACCTAGTGACTTCGTTTACATTCTGAATATTGGCGTTGGTAGTGTCCTCATAAAAACCAGTGATCATTGCTTGCGCAGGAGTATCACCAAACTGAGGCTTAACTGCAAAACCATCTTTAATGCCACTATTGTTATTAGCTCCACCATAGTATGAGCCATGCTGCCCTCCTCCTGGTGCTGCTAATTTCAATTCTGAACGATCTATTAAAGCATCGTACATTAATATGCCGATCTTTTGCATGTCACGCCAATATTCATACCTGCCGCCCTTAGATTCAGGGCCTGTGCCTGCCGGACCGTAATCAGGAACTATTTTAACATGTAATGTAAATGGTAGCCATCTAGCCATAGTATTCTCCTTTTTATTATTTTTGCACCACTATATCTTATAATTTTCAAATGGTGCGAACACAATCAATATTTCGCCACTTAATGGGGTATTTCCATGATTTACGACCTGAAATATCTTCAGATGGATCTATAGGCTTGTAATCAAAATCTCCCATTTCCACATGCATGTCACTTTCATATAGAACACACAAATGTAAATTCCATTGGTCATCATCAGGTGAATCATGAATAGTTTTAGGCTGGAAATCGCCTTTTGGTACTCTCCAGCCAAACAAATGCATAGCTTCCACTACATTTTTGCCAGTTTGGAGGGCAGTACGCTTCCTATAAAAGAAGTACCTACCGGGCGTCAATTCTTGTGATATTACCACCCTTCCTTTATTATCCAATAAAACAAATTCTCTTAGATCTGCATGGTTAATATTTTCAGAATTAACATATTCCCCATCTTTGTCATACTCAGTCATAATGGAACCGTTTGAATAACGCGCCATCCATACTACTTTATGCACATAATCTTTCGAAGTCGCATCTGGCATTGGATTAGAAGACATAGTGATTATATCACTATGCTCAGTAGTCACCATAATCGGCACTATCTCTAAAGGAGAACCATCGATAAACGTCGACCCTGGCGGATTCATGCGACCGTTACGACCGTCTTTATCGTCATTTGTTTTGTCTATATTCATATTCATATCCAAAATGATGTAATTTTTGATGTATTTACACTAAAAATACTTATACGCAAGAAGCCTTACCCAACAAAGGGTAAGGCTTCTTGCGTATACAAACCATAATGGAGGGAATTCTACCCAACGTTACGTAAAACTAATTCTTCAACTTCTTCTTCTAAACACGCTGCTTTGGCTGCTGCTTCATCTAATTGGGCTTTCTTAACTTCCCATTCTTTTGGCAGCATTATATGAGCGGGACGACACCATATACAATGCTTGGCTTTGCCGCGCCCATCACAATCATGCGCCCCTTGTACGGGCTCAGATAATTCGATAGCGATTTGCCTATTAGCTCTAGCAGTTATACCAATAATCGTACCTTCGATTGGGCTGCCCGGATTGGCTCCGCCATCCACTGCCTTACGATGAATACAAAAAACTCTATCGCCTTTTTTAATAGAAATTTCAGCCATTTTTCCCTCTAAGTCTCATCATAGAGCCAAGTGAATGTTTCCATTGACGTAGCACCTGGGCCAGCCGAAGTACCAACAGTTAACTGGTAAACCACAAAATTACCAAAGTCTCCAGTGCTTGCATTAATAGAGCCAGTAACAGCCAATGCAGTGCTAGCACCTGGATAACTAGTAAATGCATCAACAGGAGCGCCCGTTAAACCAGTATGCGCAAGTGTTGTCAATTGATTACCCGTATCAGCGGGAGTACCCGTACCTTGAACGTAAGACGTTGCCTGCGCAACGTTTGCGTCCACTCCAGTGCCAAAGTTGGCTGTACCATCTGTATGCCACCTAATATTGTCTATAACACCAGATGGAGCTGAATTGGCAAATAATCTAGTTGATACCCAGTAGCTATAATTTGTGCCAGCGCTAGGAATCTGGATTGGGTTAGTCGTACCGGCAGTGCTGTGTGAGTCAACCGCATTTGCTCTAGTATTAATACTAGTAATGTTGGTTTTGGTTGGAGAACCAGAAGTCCCTGTCCAACGTCTTATTTGCACGTCAGCTGCCATGATTTGACCTCACCAATCGACTTTAAAAAATTCTAAATTTACAGTATGTTTGCTCACAAGGATAACACCATTGTAGTCGTCACCCAAACAAAACAACAGCCTAGGTAATTACCTAGGCTGTTGATAATAAAGCTTTATTTTGACTGACGATTACAGGTCTGGAGTCAAATCGCGCGCATCTTGCTGGAGATCTCGTACCAATCCGGCAGTCGTGTTCTCAAGGAACTTGTCATGACCAATTTGGAAAGCGAAATCAATTGCAGTCAAGTTAGCTTGAGCCTCCCCGAAGGAAACTTGTCCTGCGAGTCCAATAACAATCGGGAAGCCTCTCGTTGCAGAGTGACTTGCCTGTCCCATATAAGGACTGAAATCGGCAGTGCTAGAGTCACGGGTTTCGACCTGAACTAAGATCTCTTCCGCAGGAATGCTCATGACCAGCGGACGTAATCGTTTGATCAGGGCAGCCACGGACTCGTGACGATGTGCTTGCCGAAACGACCGAAGCCTTCGGTGCACCCTAATGTCGGTGTTTGCGGGTTGTGCAGCCATGAGCTACGTCTCCTAATTTAAAACTGATATCAGTTGGTACTTACTTTAGTCTTCCAACCATGCATATTATGTTTGACCAAACACCTATTATTTTATTACTTATAAATTCAATGGTCGCAATTATTATACAAAAACAGCCCAGAGAATAATTCTCTGGGCTGTTTAACGCTCAGTAAGAATAATTAATTACTACTTGCAGCAGCGATCAACTCTAACTAGCTTAACACGTTGCAAGCAAAGACGAGGGCGAGGACGGCAGCGCTTAACGCATGCCACTTCTACTACCTTAACTTCGCATGGCTTGCAACAACGGCGCTGCTTCATGCACTCAGCAACTCTACCCACCATTCTAAATGGGGCCTTAACAACCTTAGCGATTACTCCCTCACAGCAGCAATCATCTGCAACAGCAGCAACAGCAGCAACGGGTTCTACAACTGGCTCATCAATAACAGCTGTTTCACCAGCTTGAGCACTAACAGCTAACGCCATCACAAACATCACAGACATCAAATACTTCATGGTCTTACTCCTTTTTTAGTTTGACCAATTAAAAAATCACTTAGGCATCATAGGCCAAGAGGTGGTATAGCTTTCAAATCACTATCAACCATCTTTTGTACTAATTCCTGAAAACCAACCTCTGGTTCCCATCCTAGTGTACGTTTTGCTTTATCACTATCACCCAATAAAATATCAACTTCGGCTGGTCGATAAAATTTGGGGTCAACTTCTACATACTTTTCCCAGTCTAAATCAACTCTACCGAACGCATGCTGACAGAATTCTTTAACACTGTGTGCCTCACCAGTAGCTATTACGTAATCATCAGGAACATCCTGTTGAAGCATTAGCCACATAGCATTTACATAATCGCCTGCATAGCCCCAATCTCTTTTGGCTTCGAGATTGCCTAAAAATAGCTTATCTTGCAACTTATTTTTAATACGTGCAACAGCATAAGTGATTTTTCTTGTTACAAACTCCAACCCTCTTCGCGGGCTTTCATGATTAAATAAAATGCCGGAACTGCAATGAATCCCAAAGCTTTCTCTATAATTAACAGTAATCCAATGTCCATATAGCTTCGCAACACCATATGGACTTCTAGGATAAAATGGTGTATCCTCATTTTGGGGAACTTGAGCCACCTTACCAAACATTTCACTTGAACTAGCTTGATATATTCTAGATTTCAGATCTAAAGTTCTCACACTATCTAACACATTTGTGACTGCCATACCAGTCATTTCAGCTGTAGAAACTGGTGTATCCCAACTAGCATGAACGAAAGATTGAGCAGCCAAGTTATATATTTCATCCGGAACCAAATCCTTTATAATTCTATGAATTGACCCACTATCAGTAATATCTGCAGTATGCAAGGTTAAAAACTGTTTTATATGATTTATTCTATCTAATCTAGGCATACTACATCTTCTAACCACCCCATGAACGTCATAGCCTTTTTTAATTAACAATTCAGCCAAATAACTACCATCTTGCCCTGTAATGCCAGTTATTAAAGCTTTTCGTTGTTTTGACATATATTTATATTACCTAATAGAGTAATCCTCTTTTCAATAATATTTACTACCAAAGGATGAGACAGGATTCTTTTTCTGCTTAGGTCCTCTGCTGCGTCTGCCAGTTCCACCACTCACCCGCCAACTACTTCACTAAGAAAGACAAGTCCTTAGTCTGAATGCACTTCTTAAGATAATCTAAGCTAATTACCTTGGTGTGGCCATTAGCCTCAGCATTTTTAGTCTTACCAGACGCGCTAAGAGGGTCTTTCTGAACCAAAAAATCGGGGCTGGGTTTGGACTTTGCAACACTATTCTTAATCTCAGCGCCAAGCATTTCAACTTGCACGATGCATTCTCTAGTGCCTGTGAAGCAAAAACTTACACCATCCAGAGCGTTCTTGCCAACTTCTACTTGTTTACCATCAGTCACCGTTACACCATTCTGTAAGAGTTTATTTATTAAATCACGGTTATCATTGATACCGTCACGGATTGACTGTCTAATTGAATCGCCCATGCCTTCGATTGACAAGCCCTTTGCTCTAATATGCTCGGCTGGATTGATCCAATTCTCGTCATTTAACCAATCTTCTAATACATCCAGCTTACCACATGCCTTCTTGCGCAATTGCTCCACCCTCCTTCGACCTAAAAGATCAATACCAAGTGAGCCCAGAAAATCAGATAGTTTAAGATCTTTTTTGCCCTGAATATTATTAACGATTTCTGTAGCCCTAGAATGGCCGAGGACGCCTGAATTCACCTGCAAGCTCTCAATATCAGAAGCAGTCAGAGTGTAAAGGTCAGCGGGGTCGCTCACTAACTGGTTGTCCCATAAAGCACGGAGTATGGCATCTCCAATGCCCAAAATCCCGACGCCCTTCTTTGATCCTCCAATCCATCGCTTGATTTTTTGGAGTCTCACCTCTGGACATTTACTAGGCTGAGAGCAATACAACACAGCACTCAGTCGATCACCAATTGCTCGCTTAGTGGCGACTTCTCCACAACATGGGCATCGCTTTGGTTTCCCAACATCTGGATTTCCAGACGATTTATGCTTCCTGATAATTTTAGGAATGATATCGCCTGCAAGAATGACTTCTACTTCATCCCCAACTGCTAGTTCCAGACGTTCAATTTCTTCATAGTTATTAAGCAATGCGTGTGTTACATTTACACCACCAATTCTAACTTCCTCTAGCAAAGCAGTTGGCACAATAGCACCAGTATGACCGATAGACACTTCTACATCAACCAACGTAGTAATAGCAGATTGATGAGGAAACTTAATTGCCCTCGCATATTTAGGGCGCATTCTGGTTTTAATATCAGACGTTACAAATCTGTCCTGTGCGTCCAGTTGATTAAGACATACAACCAGCCCGTCTATCTCATATGACAAGTCATCACGTCCAGCAACAGCATTATTATAATAGTTAGTGGCCTCATCGTAAGTCACTACTTCATGAGGCACTGCTCTAAAGCCACACTTTGTTAAAAAATCAAGCTTATCGAAAAGGCTATCGAACTTTTTCTCACTAGCCCGCGCATCAAACGCCATAAAACGAATTTTATTCGCATCTTCTCCGCTATCTCTACTCAGAATGCCATTACCTACATTCCTTGGATTGCTTCTCTGATCAACAGGGATATCAAAGTAGTTAGCAAATCCCGTCCTTTCCTGCATAATTTGACGATGATCTTCCTTCAATAGAATAGCTTCACCACGGACGTCGATATCAAGCGGCTCAGGCAATACAGTAGGCAATCCTACAAAATTAGCACCGTTGACAGTGATATCCTCGCCTACATCACCATTCCCTCGTGTCACAACTTGGACCAATTGGCCTTGCTCATATCTGGCTCTAACGCTACT